GAAGAAGAAATTTCCATTTATGATTTGTATAATGTGAACTGTAAATAAACCTCTCTCAAAAAAGTCTACTATAGCAAAAGCATGACTCCAGTTAATTCTTCTATTACCAAGCCACTCATTTGCTTCTGCTGACATATCCTTTAAACATCCAATACTCCAAGCAGATTTTTGACCATCCATATGGGTAGCAGACATTTGTTGTAAGTCGTGCCAATGTCCATACATTATATTGCAACCAAGTTTTCTTAAATGGTTTGCTGTATGATATTGACCTCCATAGTGATGTCCATGATAAAAATTTAATTTTCCAATCTTTAAATACTTACCCATAGGATAATAATCATATCCTCTATCAGCCAAATTAACTGCATTAGCAAAGTTGTATTGAGGGATGTAAGGGTATTTAGAAACTGCAATATTAAGCCAATTATCATGATTCCCTTCTGTTATATATTTTTCCTTACAATTTGCCTTATCAAGGGATTCATCTATCATATCCATTCCCTTGTTTACATCTTTTATATCTTTTTTAAAATCTTTTATAAGAAACTCTAATGGTGGGGCTTTCTTATTTTTAAATTTCCAATGAGAGAAGCCTTCCCATTCACCAACATCTCCCAAATCGACATAAGCATCAGGCTTGACTATTTCTATAGTCTTTTTAAGTACATTTATTGCTTTTTGATCGTGTAGGGGAAAATGCTTATCAGGTGTAACGACAACTCTTTTAATGACTCCAAAGTCTTTGTTTGCCATACATTTCCTCTTAATTCTTTGAAGTAAGTTAATAATTTTTTATGAAAAATAAAAATTAGGCAAGGCTACGAATAATCTCACTAAGTTCTTGACTTCTAGTTGGAGTTTGTTTATGCCAAAGGGAATCGAGCATCTCATCTGCAGCTTCTTCGTATTGTTGTGTTTCTAAATAATAAATGGTTTTTTTGAACATAGAAAATCCTGCAAGACCTAATTGATAACACATATTAACAACAACATCTTGAACTTCTTGAGGAGAGTCTAAATACCAATCAAATGTATCACAAATTCTGATTTGTAGTTTAGATAATTTTCTCATAAGTATTAAATCTGCAATATCTTCTTCTATTTCTAAGTCTTTTATAGCAAATCCATACCCTATGGTATCAAATCCTTCTGTGCATTTATAAACCCTAGACCTAAAGCCTTCATGCTTTTTAATCTCATTTATAAGATTCATTTTTTTTTAATCTTCAAATCCTAAATATATATCCATAGTTCCTGTAGCACCTGTTGAAGCAGGATCGCCTCTCCAAATACCACCAACATAGATTGTATTAGAGTTTGCTGCAGGTTGTAAAAGAAGTCCTATATTTGTCTTTGTAATAGCATAAGCTGTTAGTAAATCTCCTTCTGATAAAGTCATTTGGACATTACCACATATTTGTACTGCTTGTGCTTCTGCACCAGTTATATCTACTGCTGCACTACCTGCAGTTGCACCACCTACCAGTCCTTGTGCTGCTGTTGGAGCAGTACCATCTGCATCTGAACCTATGCAAAATACAAGTTCTATAGGAGCTGCAGAGTCATCTGCATCTAACATTGCAACACTTTGGAGCATTGTAGCGACACCTTTCTCAGATGAAGCACCTGTAACTGCAGTCCAATCAAAAGCTACATCATTATCGGCATTATCATCTGCTGTCATTGTTGGTTGAATTTTAACAACCCTTCTGAGATTTCTTTTTATCTCACTCATTTTTTCTCCTTTTTAACCTTTTCTTTTTTAGGCTTTGCTTTAGGTTCTTCTAAAACTTCTATATCAAACTTTCCACTTTTTTTCCATTGCTCTAATCTTGCCTTTCCTACCATATATTCCACATCAGTTCTTTTCCCTGATGGAGAGAATACACCTTTAAATTTTATTTTTATATCTTTCATATTTCCTCCAGTTAATGCAAGGGGAGCATAAACTCCCCTTACAAGATTAATAAACTCAGTTAGAGTTTTCTACCAAGAAGTTGTACCTTCTTCAACGATACCCCAACATTTAGTTTGAGAAGCATCTTGAACTAATTTAGCTCCACCGATATAATCGCCAACTAATTTGTGTGCGATATAATCAATGTCATATTCTGAAGCTACTGTAGGTGCTTTGCTAAATCCATAAGCTAAAGCTGAATTATGAACAACAAACCCACCAAGAACATTGCCATCAGTTAATGCACCATCATCAGAATCAACAGCATCATTATGATTTGTTGATGTGATGTTATTAGAAAGAACAACATCCATACCCATAACTGATCCAACTAAACCATTTTGGATGTTAGCTGTGTTAGTTTTAGAAATATGAATAAAGTCATCTATTCTAAACAATGAAGCATATAAAGTTGGATTTAAAATTAAAGTACACTCATTAAGTGGACAATCATTTTCCATTACAACTTTAGATATATGTGCTAATGTTAAAGCATCAATAGTCTTTGCAACTGTGTTGCCTGCTATATTGATACACTCAGTAGTTAATGCTAATGCAGCCTCTACCTCTGTTTCAAAACCTAAAGCTAATTTATAGCCAATAGAGTCTGAATACATAGATAATAAATCACTACTTGCTTGAACTACTCCCATATCCTCAACCATTGCTGAAGCATATTTATGTGAAGTTAGAGCTAAAGCGATTGAATCTTCAGTTGCATTAGTATAGTTTACTGGAACATGAGGTGCTTTAGTAGCTGCATTTGCTACATCTGCTACAGATGGTATATTTACTGTATCGCCACCTGCTGTTACTAAACCTGAGTAATCAGTTCCAACATTTGTCATTACTAAGTTTTTTTTGAATGAAGCTCTTACTGCTGCCGACCAAATCTCTGGTATAAATACTGCTAATTCAGTATCAGAGGCTTGAGAAGCTACAGGGTTAGCTGATCCTATAGTTGTTGCCATTTATTTTCCCTCCTAAAGGAATTAAACTCTCTTTCAACTGCCGAAGCCTTCATTTTGAGAGTTATTATTTTCTAGCTCCTTTTGACTTTTTGGTGTACTGACTAACAATATTACTCCAGTTTTCTTTTAAAGATTCTTTATTTTGCCAATCAACTGGCTTATCTGGAATAACATTTCTAGCATTACCAATAACTTCAGGAGCATTTGGTTTTATGTTATTAATTTTACTTGTTACATATTCAAGAGTATCTAAATTTAATTTAGATAAAGACTCTCTATCTTCTTCAGGATGACTTTCTAAAAGTTTTCCTCGTCTAGTTTCTTCATACTTAGTCCACTTTTCAGCATTAGCAGTTAAACTCTCAACTTGAGAAGAAGCCTTTTCATACAATGTTTTAAATTCTTCTTTCTCTTTTAGTTTGCTTTCTTCTTGTTGTGTGAACTTTTTTTCTAACTCAGCTAAACGATTTTGAGCATCCTGTTTTTTTTGCCTTTGAGATTTGCTGTAGGCTTGCTCTGCCTTTAATTTCTCAATTAAGGCTTCTTGAGAAATTTCTTTAGCAGGACTTTCACTTACTGTTTCTGTCGTTGCTTGTGTGTTTTCTTCGGACATACTGTCCTCCTTCTTGTTATAAAAAACATTAATTATGCAAATTTTTGCATATTTTAAGTATATAACTTAAATTAAGTTTAGAAATAATGCAAATTTTTGGTAGATACACAGCTAGAATATAAAGAAAAGTGGTTTGAGTACATGGAGTACAAGCCTCACAATGGGCAAAAGAAACTTCATTACCCTACTAAAGATACTGCAAGGTTTTTTGTCATGGTATGTGGAAGAAGATTTGGTAAAACAACAGCTTCAGCTATGGAAGCAACTTACTATGCTTCTCAGCCCAATAAAAGAATTTGGCTTGTAGGATTGTCTTATGACAAGGCAGACCTTATGTTTAGGGAAATATGGAGGCTTATGGTTATCGGACATTCAAATGATATTATAAGAGCTTCTGAAAAAGATAGGTTTATAAAGTTTAAATGGGGAACTACTGTTGAAGCAAAGTCAGCAGATAATCCAGATTCGCTTGTAGGAGAAGGATTAGACTTGCTTATAGTAGATGAGGCAGCTAAAGTAAAGAGAAAGATATGGGATATGTATCTTTCACCAACATTATCAGACAGAAAAGGGAAGGCTATATTTATAACCACACCAGAGGGTTTTAACTGGATATACGATTTATATCTTCTTGGTAAAGAAGATGAGCTCTGGGAATCTCATCAAGCACCATCTTGGGATAATCATTTTGCCTTCCCTACTGGTAAAAGCGATCAATTTATCCTTGAAAGAAAAAGAAATATGTCTAAAGAGGTGTTTGACCAAGAATATGGAGCTAAATTTACTTCTTTTGCAGGTCGTGTTTATCCTTTTGAAAGAGATTTAGATGTAGGGGAGTTTCCTTATAATCCTAACCTACCTACATATTGCAGTATAGACTTTGGGTACAGGATGCCTGCTGTTGGATGGTTTCAAACATACAGGGTGGGTGGAATATGGCACATTAATATGATAGATGAGATAATACACAAAACAAACATAAAGACTGATGAGTTAGCCTTAAAAATTAAGGAAAAAAGGTATAATGTCCTTAAATATTATGGCGATCCTGCAGGTATGCAAGCTCAAGGACAGTCAGGTATGGGGGATATAGAAATCTTTAAAAGAAATGGAATAGTAGTTAATACTAAAAGAGATAAGGCATCAAGAAATATATCTTCTGGTGTTTCTCATTTAAGGGGTTTTATAGAAAATGCTGTAGGACAAAGATTTTTTCATGTTAATAAAAAGTGTGTAGGGATAATGGAAGATTTGGAAAATTATCGCTATCCAGAAGTAAAAGAAGGGCAAGATTTAAAACAAGAGCCATTAAAAGATGGTTATCACGATCATGGCTGCGATATGGTTCGTTATTTTTTTATAAACCAGTTTCCAATAAAACAAAGAGAATTTAAAGTGAGGGCAAGATGAAACATAGTTCATTTCTAAAAAATCAAACAGTAGAACAAATAATTAAAGAGTCAGTAAAAGAAGCTAGACTTAATGTGCAAAAAGATAGAAGGGATTGGGTAAGAAAAATGCTTGATTATTATGGTGGCAATTATACTAATCAATACATTGAGGCATACTTTGATTCAGACTCTTTTAGAGAAATACCAACTTACAATGCTAATTTTACAAGAAGGTTTATAAATAAAATGAGCAGAATCTACACAGTTGGTGCAGACAGAAATGTTAATGAGCAATATGATATTCTA